GAACATTGAGTTCATTCCGCCGGCGAACAACGAGCCCTGGGTGGATTTCAGCATTGGGTCATCGGACGCGGACGCGGCGAGTTTGTCGGCGCGAATCGTGCGGCACGAGGGCGAAGTGACGGTGGATATCTACGTCCCGCAGGGGGAGGGGACCAACGAGGCACGGGAGTTGGCCGACGAAGTTTCGCGTATCCTGCGAAACCGACAAATCTCCAGCGTGGAAGCTGGGTACATTACCTTCGGGGAACCGGATGTTGCGCCTATGGGCGCCGAAGAACCATACTACAAACTGCAAGTGACCGTCGATTACGAAAGAGACGAGCACACAAGTTAATGGAGAATTGAGATGCCGAAAACAGGCGATAGTAATAGGGTACAGCTTTACATCCGAAAGAACACGGGTGCGTTCGATAGGGCTGTAAGCAGCGACGCAGATACGGGATGGAGCGAGTTGCGATTCACAGGCGAGGCGCTGGAGCACCAGAAGACCTCCGAGGCGTCTGCAACGATTCGCGCCGACCGGATGAAGGACTCGGTTGCGGAACTCGCCGCTCAGACCTCTGGCACGATTGACTTCGAGTTGACGGCAGACACGGCGTCGGTGCGAACACTGTTTGAGGGGTTGATTGGCAACAGTTTCGCTGCAAAGAGCGCAGTTACGGGAGCAACCATTGACAATCCAGTTGCGGGTTCAACGACTGATTTGACTGCCTCAGGAATCCAAACGGGTGTAACGGCTGGATCTTACGTGCGCGTCACCAATGCAGATACTCCGGCTGATGATGGACTGTATCGGGTGACGGCGACAACGACAAACGCCATCACGATTGATGCCAATTTGACTGATCAAGAGACTTGCGATGTAGCTTTCGGAAACACGCTTGTAAACAAAGCGGCACCGGATGTGAATACCTACGAGATTGAGAAACGGTTCAGTGACCTCGATACGCCGGAGTATATGTACTTCGGCGGTCAGCGCATTGGGCAGATTTCTCTCAATCTCGCCTCGCAGCAGAGAATCACAGCGCAGGCATCTTTCGATGGTCGTCGGGGTCTGATGACTCAGACGGTCAACGGCGGTGCTCACACGGCCACTGCAACGCAGAGTGACCCGATGACGGCTTCTGCGAATGTGGCTGAACTCACGCTGGATGAAGGTGCCAGGCCCCTCCCTCCGGTTCAGAGTCTCGACATCACTTTGAACGGCAACAACCGAATCAAGTCTGCGGTGGGCAGTAAGTACCCGATTGACATTGGTCAGGGCACCATCGACATGAGCGGGTCGTTCCAGCTTTTCTTCCAAGACAGTGCGGCCTTTGATCTGATGGAGGCACATACGTACTTCTCCATCCGGCTTCGGACAACGGATGCTGCGGGGAACGTCTTCATGATCTTCTTCCCGCGTGCGGTGTTCACCGAGGGATCTCCCACGGCCAGTGGCGAGAACACGGATGTGGTGGAGGCGAAAGGATTCATCGCCGTGAACGATACGACCAGCGGGTACGGAATCCTCGTTCAAGACCTCCCGGCTTGATCCGATGAACCTGAAGAAACTCAGGACGGATCGAGACGCGGAACGAGACGGGGTATGGTTGGATTGGCAAAACGGGGTACGAGTCAAAATGGCTCGTATCTCGGACGCCAAGTTCCAAGAGATGCAGATGATTCTCTGCGCCGGGTACGCAGACGAATTAATGCCCTGGGTGAAGTCCGTACAGGAAGGGGAAGTAAAGTCCACGGATATACCGCCGCGAATTGCGGAGATATTCGAGGATATCAGCAACGAGATTTTCGCCGCAGGAGCAATCAAGGATTGGGCGGGGATCGAGTGGTTTGACGAGGAAGACTCGGAGCTTGCGGAAGAGGCGAAGGCCCTTCCATGTACGGTTGAGAACGCGAAGATGGTTCTCGACCAGGTGTCTGACTTCAAAGAGTGGGTGCGTGAGGAGTGCCGGCGTCGTGAGAACTTCAAGACGGCGATGGTCGGAGCACTGGTGGGAAACTCCGACGCCTCCTCCACTGGCAGCACGAGTTCGGGCACATCACGCCGGAACAACTCCAAGGACTCCGCGAAAGCGGGTACGAGGAAGCGATCCCGGAAGGTGCAGACCGCCCAAGCGTAGCGGAGGAGGCGAAATGGGTCTGGGGGGCGTTCAGTTACCTCTCGGAGACACAACGCCCTATCACGATGGCGGGTGCCGCACCGATACCCGTTTCAGCGATAAAGGACTTCTTTGACCTGCATGGGTGTACCGGCATGGCTGCGGAGGTGTATTTTGAAGTAATAGCCATTCTGGACAGGGAATGGTTCGCGGTGCGTGCGAAGGACAAGTAAATGGCACAGTCAAAAACAGTAACCCTGAAGATGGGGATTGATATCCGCCGGGCGAAGACAGGCTCGGAGGCGTACAGTCGATTACTGTTGAAGATGGCGCAGGACACAGCCCGCGCCAATCGTGCCATGACCGGCTTGGGCGGTGCGGCAGACAAGACTGCCAAGCAGAAAGAAGAACTCGCCGCTAAGTCCAAGTCTGCAACGAAGCAGCAACAACTATACACGCAGGCGATGAAGGCGAGCATCTTCGCCACTCAAGGATTCGCCAACTCAGCAATTACAGCAGTAGCGACGATTGCGTCGATTGGACCGGCATTGGCCGGCGTAGCGATTGCGGTCGGGAAGATGCAGCAAGCGGTGTCTGCGGCTGCTGAATCGTTCGCTGATTTCGAGAAACGAGCGGGCGCGGTACAGAGGGTTGCTGGCGTAACGGGAACCGAGGCGCGAGAACTCGGTCAAGCGTTCCGGGACATAGGCAAAGAGATCCCAGTTGCAGCGACCGCATTGGCTGATATTGGTCAAGAAGTTGCTCGCCTTGGTGTTCGCGGCACGGAAAACATTGCTCGATTCACGAAGACCGTTGCGATGCTTGCAGAAGTATCGGATCTGTCAGGCCCGCAGGCAGCGACTCAACTCGGTCGTATTGTTCAGATCGCATCGGATATTGGAGTTCAGGATGTAGGCAAGTTTGCGGATTCATTGCGTGCAGCAGCGACTTCAGCAGCAGCTTCAGAGTCCGAGATCCTTAGAACGACGTTGGAGATTACCAAGGCGGGTCTTGCCTTCGACTTACCGGCGAAGTTCGCGTTGTCCCTCGCTACCGCCATGAGAGAAGCGGGAGTACAGGCAGAACTGTCCAGGTCCGCTATCGTGACGGTGCTCAATGAGGTCGGATTGGCCTTGGGCGGCAACGTAGAAAAACTCAATGCGTGGACCAGCGGGTTGGGTCTGACGATCACCGAACTCGATGAGTTGGTCAAGACGGACATCGAGGGATTCTTCGATCTGTTTCTGACGAAGGTGAGAGAGGCGAATGAGCAGGGGCGACTGGCTCCGTTCCTGCTGGGATTTGATGAATCGTTTGTCTCGAAGCGCGTGCTTCCGACATTGGCCGCTACTGCCTCCAACTTGGATAAGGTGCGGTCCTCATCGGCGTTGGTAAATGAGCAGTTCGCGGGTGGAAGCAGACTAACCAAGGATTTTGCAGGCCGGGTTGAAGAACTTGATGCGAAAAACAAGCTACTGACAGAGGCGATGACTGAACTTCGTCGTCGTGGCTTTGAGGGGGCATCAGAGGCTCAAGGAGATTTCGTTTCAGCACTCACATTGGCGGTGAAAAGGCTGTCCGAGTCAGAATCGGCAATGAACAGGTTGAGCACTGCGTATCGCGGCTTCATTGGCTTGAAGGAGTTTGCGGTCGGAAGTGCAGTCGGATTCGCTCTCGCCCTTGATGATCTTGCGTCCAGTGCAGAGGCCGTTTTTCGAGTCATCATTTCAAGGTCCAAGGAGGCAGAAGATTCTATAAGGGACACGTTCCTTCTAGGCGGTCCTTTGGGATTCCTTGAGAGGCTTATTGAGGGCAAGGGTTTCAGTGAGGCGTTGTTTGATACCGAAGGTGTCAAGGCGTTCGCCCAAGAATCGGCAGGATTGACCGATGTTTTGACCAACCTGTTTCGAGTAAGCCCAGACGAAGTTGTCTCGTCAGCGTTCATAACTGACTTAACAGAGGCGTATAAAAAAGCCGGCTTCGCTTCTGCGAAAGAGTTCGCGGAAGCATATGAACGCGCATACGCGGAAAGCGGCTTCGCCTTGTCCGCCAAAGAAGTCTTGAGTTCGCTTGGCATTGATGCCGAGTCGCTTGGAACAGTGGCGCAGCAGGAGGCGTTCAGGGTAGGTGCGGTTATTGCCGAAGGGATTACCGAAGGGGCATTGACCGGGGCCGGAGGAGAGGGCGCTCTTGATGCAGCCGTACAGGCAATTCTGAAGAAAATCAGGCAAGCAGCGCCAAAAGAACTCAGTCTGTTTCCCGGTGCAGAAAGCGTCATTGAAAGCATCAAATTGCTTGAGACGGGAGGCCCAGAGGCGCAGGCTCAGGTCGCCATTGTTCAAGCGGAAGCCCGAGAAGCATTTGGCGGATTACTGACAAAGCAGATCAAAGCATTTCAAGATGGCATAGCCAGTGAGGGGCTTTTGTCTGAGGAAGCCGCCAAAGACAAGTTCAGGCAGATTGAGCAGTTTGCCAAAGTAATTGGTGGAGAGTTTGAGGATCAGATTCCGGTCCTGCGAGAACTTCTGACGACGTATCTGGAGTTCCTGCAAAGTCCCGAGTTCATCATGCGAAACGTAGACCAGATGCTTGGTCGGGTTCGTGAGTTCGGTGGCACAGCGGGCCAGATTCAATCGCTTCTTACTAGATTCGCTGAAGAAGTCCCGTTAGGCGAGAGAACTGTCGAGATAGAAGCACGCTTCAGACGAGGCGTAGAAGAAAGATTCGGTCCCAAAGTCACACGGCAGGTCGAGGATTACTTTGCAGCGATTGAGCGTGGGGGACTGACCCTTGAGAAATTAAATCGTCTTGAGGAAGAAGCCATTTTCTCATTGTCGTTTGCCGGCGGTGCTGATGCAGCAGAGCGGCAGCGCAAGGTGAGAGAAGCGGCAGTCAGAGAGCGAGCCAGGATAGCGGCTGGCCCTGCGCCTGCGATTACGGCAACGGTAGATGACGATAAAGACCCGCTGCGTCCACTGACGCGACTCTTGCAGAGGGCGACACCAGTTTCCGAAGGGATTCTTGGGGAGGTCGAGCGGTTCATGATGGACGTGGATCGTATAATCCGCGAGAACGCCGACATCACGCAAGCCGATGCAGATCGTCTGATAAATCTTGAGGATTTGTTCGGGCAGCAAGCGCGGGAAGATGTTCGTCAGTTTGCTCTATCTCTTGAGGATGGCAGCGCGAGTTTCCTTACGGTCGTTCGGGATGCGGAACTGCTTCGTGCTGCGTTAATCAAGATCAACCCGGAGTTCAAAGACCAAGGGGATTTGCTGCTCAGAAATGCTCGTCTGTACGAGGAGATGGGCAAGAAGTTTGCGGACCCGGTGGTTGCGGAGAGCATGAATATTGCCACGCAATCGTTACGCAACTTCGCCTCGACGCTCGCGGACAGTCTGGTCGAAGGGGAGTTCAACTTCGAGAGTTTCGCGGACTCCATACTGAAATCGGTACTGGAGATGATTCTTCGCCTACAAGTGCTCTTGCCATTGTTCGAGGCACTTAGGGGTCAGGGCGGGGTGCTGGGTCAGGCTGGTAATCTTTTGGCGCAATCGTTGGGCGGATTGGCACCGGGGAGCCTTACTCCAGCACCTTCGGGTATAGCCACGGGCGGAAGTCCTCTGATGATTGGCAGTCCGAGTGGAAATCCGGTCCTTGAGGGACGCGGGCCGCGTATGTCTTCCGGCCCGGTGAACGTGACGGTCAATAACGCGCCGGCTGGGACGCAGGCTCAGTCACGCCAGCAGCAGCGGCAGGGTCCAGACGGGATGGAGATGGACATCATCATCGACTTGGTGGACGCGAAGCTCGCGGAGAGGGCGGGTAACGGACGGAGTGCGCTCGGCTCGATGTTGAGTGCTCAGGCGCAGCAGAGAGGGCTTACCTGATGGCATTGCCGAATTGGAACACGGGTCAGACGACGGCACCCCCGGACCCGGCAGACAGGGGGTACAGAAGGCAGCGTGCGTCTATGGTACGCCGTACCGAGATGGACTCGGGACCGCCGCGTCAACGACGTTTCGCTACCGGAGCACCGATTAACTGGAGCCTCCAGTGGGAGATGACGGACGCACAGTGCGACTCTGCGGAGACGTTCTTTGACGTGACCTTGGAAGGCGGGGCGAAGGTGTTTCTGATGAACCTGTGGATTAACGGGGCGTTCGTGCAGAAGCGTGTGAGGTTCGTCGAGGCGATGGAGTTTCAATATCGCGCAGTCAACTTCTGGGACGTGAGTGCCCGCGTAGAAGTTCTGGACCCGATATCCTGATGGCAGACTTCAGCACGGCAGCCAAAGAGGCGTTTGCTCAGGTGAAGGACGACGTGGTGGTTTACCACACGTTGGAGCTTCGCCATTCAACCTTTTTCACTCCAGAGAAGGAGAGCGCGCCGATTCGGGTGGTGCGGGACTACAACTCCTTGAAAGCGACCCTTGAAGCGGATGCCCCGGTAGACGCCAACAGCCAGGTCAGATTCGACCCCGTAGGATTCGACATCCGTCCCCCGCGCCGGCGACCGGAGGAGAATCCGAGCATTGACATCCAGATCGACAACATCCTGCCGTACATTGGGGAGTATCTGGACAATGCAGTTGCGACCGACGAAGAGGTTCCTGTCCGCTACAGGATGTACAGTGGGACAACGGCGGATTTCCCAGCGGCGGTGCCGGAATACGTAGTCGAGATGCAACTGACGACAGTCGTGGCGGAAGGGCAGATTCTCCGCGCTACCTGTCAGATGGCCGATCTGGTGAATAGGCCGTTCCCCAATCGGTACTACACCGCTGATACGGCTCCGTACCTGTTCAATGCACCAGCAACCGACGAATAATCGGCTGACTGAGCAGGATTTCGACGATCTTCACAGCCTGATCGGACTCCCTTGGGCACCGGGCGGCAGAGGGCCGCGTGAGTACGACTGTTACGGGCTGCTCCTGCACGTCCAGAAACGCTATTTCGGGCGTTCTCTGGAGGATGTGAGGGTAGACGTGGATAGCGCGTTAGAGTGCGTCAGAGCGGTTCGTAGGCTCGTTCTGGACCCTTCTGAGGCCACTTCCCTGAGCAAACCGGAGAATGGGGCAGTCTGCGTGATGTACACGCGAGGATTGCCGCTCCACGTCGGAACTTACTTCGATGTGCAAGGGGGGCGTATACTACATTCTCAAGAGGGTGCAGGGGTCATTTTCACTGCATCGAGGCAAGCCGGATGGATGAGACAAGAGTTCTTTCGCCCCCTGTAAAGACCAGATTGGTGGTCGGGGGGAATCTGCACCCCGATTTGGACGGTGGGGCGTACTACGTGGTTCCTGGCACGACGATTCGTGGCTTCATGGAACAACAGGGGATTGATGAGTTCCAAGCGCCGACGATGTGCGCGATGGGGGCAGAGCACGATAACTGGATCTTGCGAGAGGAATGGGACTCACGGGTCATTGAGGAAAACACGATCCTGATTGACGCTCGGATTGTCGCTCCCTACGGAGGTGGGGGCGGGGGCGGATCTCAAATCGGGATGATTGTGGGGATGCTGTTCCTGGTTATTCTGGCTCCGTATCTTGGCGCACTTGCTGGGGCGCAAGTTGGTACAGCCGTTGGAACTTCTTTGGCTCCAGCGGCGATAGCCTCTGGATCGGGCGCGGCGGCGGCGGCAGCGGCCACTGCGGCTGCGGGAATCACGAAATCCCTTGTGACCGGGTTGGTTTTGGTCGGCGGTTCATACGGTCTTCAGAAGATTTTCGAGAATAAAATCAGGAGGCCGGAAGAGCCGAGTCCGACGTATTCACTTCAGACCCAAGGGAATGTGGCACGTCGAAGATCGCCACTGCCCTCTTTGACAGGATATCTGAGGATTGTTCCTGATCTGCTTGAAGAACCGTTCATCGCGTTTGAGGGACAAGACCGGATTAATACCGCATCGGGTGGACAACGAGGGCGAACGGGTCGCTCAGTACAATACGTATTCCAAACTTGCTATCTGTCTCAAGGGTATGTGGACAAAGACTCGATAGCTCCGTTCATTGGAGGTCGAACGCTCAAGGGACTGACAGAGGCAGATATTGAGATCAGGCACCCTGGAGAGGATTTAACTCTTATTCCAGCCGCGTTTGATACCGTTTCGACTGGCAATCTCCCGCTTCAAGGACCAAACGAGTATCAGTTGATTTCAACTGTCGATGAACTCCTTACGGATATTGAAGACAATGATGTAGGTCAGATTTTCCCAAGGGCGCAGAAATCAGAACTCGTAGTTCACAGCGCAGTCAATGACACGGTTATTGCTGGAGAAGATGGTCCGGCTGGGGAAAACTCCACGACTATCTATTTCTCAGGAATCCAAGCTCACACAGCAGTATCTCCGACTACCCCTGTCGGTTATGGAACACCCCCGGATTATACGGTTACGTGGCCCGCTACCAATGGAACGGATGCTGCTACCCTGAGAGATAAGTTTGCCAATGGGGGGTTTACCGGGCTGACGTTCTTTTTGGGGGATATGTATGACTACAGCGCAAGCACGTCGAATCTGATAAAGACCAACGGCCCGATTCCGGGGTCAGGCGCTCAAGATCCGCACTGGAACAACAGGGACGATCAAGGGCGACAAGATGGAGAGAGGACGGATTATAAAACCCAGTGGGGGATACTATCCAGAAGCCCTGGTGAGACAGTCCATTCAACCGGTGCATCAGGGCGTCTGGCGAAGTATTTCAGGGAGCCGAATAACCTTGAGCTAAGATCAGATATTGCTATCTACGAGTGGCTAGATTCCAACCACAACCAGATCACAGGATCTGCATTGAAACTTTCTAGGTATAATCACTGGACATCTCCTTATGTCGAAAATCTAGGTATGCGTCTGTCGCATCCTCAAAGGTTACGGCACATCGTAAACTCTGGGGTGGATGCGACCAGTGGTCGTCCGTGGATTAAAGTCACCCCGCGATTTGACCAAGGGGTGCAACTACGTTGGGAAGAGTCGAACAGTCCTGCTGGGGACGATCAAGCAGGACCGGGATTCTCTCTCGGCCACATCAAAAAAGATTGGACAGCACCACTGCGAATGGATCGGTCTACCGGCAAGGCTCAGACCGTCAACATTGATATCGTCGGCGGGACTCTCGTTGGTCGCAGTGATGGCGGCAATGTTTATCGGTGGGGCGTCGGCGTCAGCGTTCAAGTCAGGCAGATTGACCCGAGCACAGGGAATCCGCTTTCTCATTGGTATGAGGCGGAAACGATATTCCATGAATGGAAGCACCAAAACAATCCCCAACCCGCAAATCTCGGAATAGCGCTGGGGAGGCAGCGATCCGGCACCATCCTCGGTAGTGCGCGTGGAGTGGTCGCGTCTCATTGGTCTACGCATCCCATTTGGGGTCCAGCATCAGAGATAAATCCACTAGGAATTACAATCAACGCGGATGTATTGAACGTGCCGAAATCGCTAGTCATGGGCAGTGCGGGCAAGCTAGAAAGCGTTGTAAAGAACAATGAGTATTGGGCGAATCAACCGACGGGAGTCGTCTGGACGGGGCCACAGTACCTTGAAGTTCGTGTTCGGAGGACATCCCCTACTGGCAAAGACCCATATGAACAAGATGGAGGTTACGACGAAGATACGAACGTAGCGGATGATCGTATTCAGTGGGCGGGTCTTCGTTTCGGATTGACTGAGGTTGATGGTCCAGCACGGTCGTACAATCACGGCACGGTCGCTGAGGTAAAAATCAGGGCATCTGCCAACTTAAACTCTCAGAACTCGCGGGAGTTGGCCTTCGTATGCCACAGGCTTCTACCGACCTATGGGCAAGCCATTTACGTAGACGTTGGTGGCACAAGAACTCCCGTTGCGCTGGCGGTTGATCCCTTGAAGACTTTGGTTGGGTCTAAGCGGGTGGTCCTGGCGTTCACCGATCACAATATGGCAGTCGGTCAGAAGTTTACTCTAGCCGGTCTGTCGAACTTGAAGGATGCGACTGGCGCGGCTGGTACGATAAGTCCAAACGGAAACCACACGATCACAGAATTGCCATCAAAGGACTCTATTGCGTTCGAGATAGCGACAGCAGCGGTCTACACCGAGGATGATGATATCCAAGCCGCAAACCCTACGTTAGACGTGGGGCCGGATGCGGGCGGATCAAACGGCACAATCATTTCTGTCAGTCATGACGGCGTATCTGGCTATGAGCACAATCCCGGTTACAAGATAAAACCCGACCCGAATAATGCTTCCGCTGTCCATCGGACGATTCCGGCAGATCCGGTGACAGGGGATACCGTTGCGGTTGGCGATACGATTACGCCGGCGTTGATTGGTCAATTCTCGTTAGATTACTACGACGTAGACCCACAATACTTCACGAAGACTGAGAGCGGGGTGTGGCACGCGCTCGATATGCTGCGTGACCCGTTCTACGGAGCGGGTATCCCCGACTCACAGATCGACCTGGATACGTGGGCACACTACGCATCCATTCACGGCGGAAAGGCGCTTACCCCATCAGGAGGCGGACCAGCGGTTGCCAAGTTGCCAGACACTCACGCTTTCTACTTTGACCAGCGTGGGACGTGGTTGGATTCAGTGGCACAGACCCTTCGCGTTCACCGCCTGAAGCTCCTGAATAGCTTTGGCAAATGGACCGTTGTCAGGGATGAGCCTCAGACGCTCCCGGTGGCAGCGTTTTCGAGTCGAAACATTGCGAAGGAATCGCTTCAAGTCTCTTACAGCCTGAACAGGACAGACCTGCCCAAATGGGTCCAAGTCGAGTTTTTCAACAAGAACACATGGAACATGGACACGGTGGATGGGTACTTGGAGGACCAAAACCCTAACGAGACAAACATCGACACAGTTCGATTGCCTGGGATTCAAACTTACGACCATGCATGGCGGGAAGCACGTTATCTGACCGCTGATGCTCGATACAGACGTACACAGGTGAAGTTCTCGACGGAGTATGAAGGGCTGATTCCACTCCCAACGCAGGTCGTCACAGTAAACCACCCGATACCGGGTTGGGGGCAGGCCGGCGACGTAATCGCCTATGACGATAATGGAGGATCAGGGCCATACACGATTACTACAGACCAGATCCTTGACTGGCGTGGAACGCCGATTGACCACAATGGCGCGTTTGATTCAGCCACGGATATTGCGGCTTGGATCGCCGTAGGTCCAAGCACGACCATTGTTGCTGAAACAAGCGATGCTCATCTAGGCGAGGGATGCGTCAAGCTGACGAAATCGAGCACCAACACGACATTCGGAATCGAGCAAGTGAGTATCCCGATAACTGCTGGACCATTGACGGCAGCAGAGGGAGCCGGGTTGTATTTCGTTGCCTACGCCAAGGCGGGTAACGCCCAGACAGTGGGGAAAAAGGTCCGTTACAAACTTGACCCTGACGGAACGGGCAATAATGCCGTGACGGGTGGATACGCGACTCTGAGCGAGGATTACTGGACCCCACTGGAGATCACCTACGACATCGCTGGCGGGGATGTGACGCAGATTGATTCCCTTGTTGTGGAGATGGACCCCACAGACGTGGCGAATGGGGATGTCTTCTTGTTGGATAGCTCGCTCGGTTGGACTCTGGGTGGGGAGCACACCTTCTCGTTCAAAGGCGATGAGGGACAGACCGCCCCTGATCCTGGCTTCGCGTCTACCATTAGAATACCGGGCGACGATACCAAGATAAGAAGCAATACGGACCTTGAATCGGCCACAGGACTGAACGGAGTGATAAATACGGACGCCGATGGACGTGACCGCACTCAGTTCATGTTCGGCAGGACGCTATCGTTTAACAAGAAGTGCGTTGTTTCGGGAATTGATCCACGGAACGCAGAACTTATTGATGTCGATACCATCGTAGATGATGCGCGGGTTCACACTGTAGACGGCACAGGAAGCCTTCCGCCTACAACCACGGAGGTTCTTGAATCAACGCCAGATGTACCAGTCCTGGACTTTGTAACGGCTTCCCTGCGAGGCCCAGTAAACGGCAGGGTTATCGACGTATCGTGGGCACCAGTCAACGGGGCGTTCGCGTATGACGTAGATTACTGCACAAGCGATTACCTTCTGTATAAAACCAGCGCGACAGGGGGAGGGACATTCGATGACGGGGATCAGTTAGTTTGTATCCCTGAAATCCGAACGATTGGGTCAGTATGGGGCGAGACGGTTTCTTTTCTTGCTCGAAACTTTGCATTGGGGGGCACTAACCCTAATGAGTGGTGTAGTCTGGTTTTCCCTTCCTCGGCAGTCGTTCCGATAAACACTGGGGATTGGTTGTATATCTCTGATTTGCCGGATGCTGGCGGACTTACGGCAAATCAATTCACGGGGTATTTTCAGGTCACGGTTACAACGAGTCTTGGCCTCATATTCGTTTCGTGGCGAGCCGCAACAAGTTTTACGACTACTCACACTAATATCCCAGCATGGGGAGCGTCGTACGCAGTTGATACCGGATTCCGTGGAACAGTTTTCACCGATCAGACAAAATCTCCACCCTCACAAATCGACAAGGAGTTTCGGTTTTATCACAACGAGGATGCGGCCTCGTTGGATACCAATCGGCGCATCGGCCCTGTGCCGAAAAGCCAGGATGCGTTCCTCAACATTGAAGATGGGACAGTCGAATCATTTCCATTCAGTTCTATCTTCGCCGGATCAGGTGACTACTCGTTACTTATAGTAGTAGAAGACCCTATTTCAACGCTTCAGTGGATTTCCATTGGCGATGAAGTGACAGGGACCACGTTGTCAGCCCCAATCGTGTTTGATCTCCCATCCGATGTTGATGATATCGTGCGGGTTCGAGCAAGGGCGTTGGGTAGAACCTTTGGTCCGTACAAGGAGATTGTTGTCAGATCGTCCGAATCATTGCTCGAAGGAGACAAACCGACAGTGACATCTCCTCCGGTTGGAGGAACCTATAATACATACGACTCAACTCTAGAGTTCGAGCCGCTTCGGGGCGACAAGCTCTACGGACATCGACTAGGGGTTGAGGTGAACAAGACGAACTCGTCGGTTTATGACTTCTCTACGATTGGATTGTCGCAGGCAGTTGCTCGTAAGGTTACGTTCACCAGCGCAAATTACGATCAATTCATTGAGTTTATTGAACTGCCCGTAGGCGCGGTCGTTACATCAATCGACATTCATACTAACACTAATGATGCCGCTGTTGTCGCAACTGCGGATTACCGTCTACTGGTCGGGTACACAGTTGGGGTGGATGCAGCGGGGGTAGCGTTTGCAGCAGACGAAGATGCCTACGGGGTAGTCGTCAACCCCCTGTTCACGAGCGGGGACATGGCCTCTATTGACATGAACTCCACAAATGGATTGGACGGGTCGCCCCCATTGCAGGGGAAGGGAGTTCAGTTGGGCAAAAGCGACACAGAGGCGCGGGTCTGTGGGGTTAAGTTGGCTGGGCCTGTTGGTTCACCGCCGACATCGCAAGTAATGACCATTACAATCCACTACCATAACGCGAGCGAGACGATATGAAGAAGTTAGTTACGGCGATTGCGCTACTGTTGTGGGCGTCCCAGGCATGGGCACAGCAGAGCACTCAGGCGGGCGGCACAGGGTGTTCTACGCCGGCCACTGCTGCACGGCTCGGGGTAATGTCCCCGACGATTGGTACGGTCTGTACGATTACAGACGGGGCATCGGCTACGGACTGCACGACGGGTGGCGGGGCGGACAAGGTGACGTGTTTCTACTGCGGAGCGGCGTGGCAGTCGTCTTCGTGCGGTGGAGCGAGTGGCGGGACGGACGTTGCGTTGGATTTGGGTGACACCGGGTCCAACGACAGCGCGGCGATCAACGAGATAGCCACCAACGGCGATACCAACAACATCTTCACGGAACCCGCCGCAGACAAACTCCTGATTGATGCATCCCAGAACTGGCCGGCGTGTGACGCAGCAACGGCAGCAGATGACCTGAGCGCGTCATGCAATCAGTGCGTGGACATCTCGGCCAATACGAACCTGAGCGTCGGGGCGGGGTTATCGCTGATTTCATCTAACATTGGAGTGGTATCGAACGCGAGTGGGTTCCTTAATGACGGAGGGACGACTTCTTTATCTTGTTCAGCGGGCACGGACGGTCGAATCCAAGTAATGGACAATGGGAGCCTTGAATACTGTGATGGGGCCGCTACATCGGTCCTCCAATCCTACGACCCTGGAACGACACTGACCGCAGGAACGGGTCTTACAGGGAACTTCGTTATTGACACGAGTTCGACGATTAATTGCGATGATGCAGCAGCAGACGGGTCAACGAAGGGATGTAGTACGTTTGTAGCAGCCGATTTCAGTGCCACGTCTGGAGTAATATCTATTCAGGACAAGTTCGTATTGACGAACGGTGATGACATGAGCGGGCAGCTTAGGATTGATGTGTCCGGTAGTGTCCCGTTGGTCTTGACGGATACTGATAACGTGGCGTCGGGTCAGCCCATGACGTTGGTTGCCAGTGCCCAATCTACCCCGCAATCAGGGGACGGTGGGTTCATCAGCCTCCGCACGGAAAACGCCAGTAATACGGTTGCGGACGCTTGTCGTATCGGGTGGGAGTGGAATGACGCGACTAGTGGTAGCGAAGACGGAGAGTTGGTATTTTCCTGCGAACAGAACAGCACCACGGGTGAATTGTTCCGAGCCGGGTTTAATGGAGCTGCTGATGCCAACTTCACAATTAATCCTGCGAACAGAGACATTAACTTCATCGTAAAAGATGTGACGAACTCAGACATACTGACGTGTGATGGAAGCACGGCGGTGTGTAATTTTGCTAATAGCCCCACGGTGAATGGTTCAGCGGACACGACATATGCTCTTTCATCACGTCAAGTGACTGGGGCTGGCGCGCTGGGTGGGGGCGGTGATTTGACCGCCGACCGAACGATCACCTGCAACGATGCAGAAGCAAACGGGACAACGAAGGGATGTAGTACGTTCGCCTCAGCGGACTTCGCTACGGCGACAGCAGGAGTTGTTTCACTGAACTCCTCTCACACGGGATCAGCGCACCACGATGCCGTCACGTTGGCGGGAACGCCGGATTACATCACTCTGTCAGGGCAGCAACTTACTCTTACAAAGTTGGATATTTCTGACGACACCAACTTAAACGCAGCATCAGGACTGGCAAAGGCTGGCAATTTTTTGTTGGTTGCCTCCCAAGAGGAACAATTCCTTGCCGATGGTGGCGCGACAAATCTGACGTGCTCCAACCCTCAAGGCTTTGGGTCAATGCAAGTGATGGATGACGGGAGTCTCCAATGGTGTGACGGTGCCGCCACGCCTGCGCTCCAGACCACGGACAACTTCGTTAAGACCGCTGGCGATACGATGAGCGGGGTTCTCAACATCGACACCACGGTAGCCAACGCCCTACAGGCTTATAGTAATACAGGTGGGAACGCGACATACGCTCGTCTTGGCTGCGATGGAGATGGAGTAGATGGGGCGTTCTGCAATATGGAGCTTACGGCAGACAACAGCGTTGGCACCGAGGTGGGTGTGGCTCAGATCAGGCATACGGCGACAGACACCGACAACGGTTCACTGGACGGCAGGGTGGAAGTCCTCGTCAAAAGTGGGGGTAGTTACAGGGGACTACAGCAATGGATCAGTAACGCGGAGGGAACCAAGACCGTCCTCGTAAATCCCGGAAAGTTTGACGTAGACTTCCGAGTATATGGCGATGCCAGTAACAATATTTTTGCCTGCGATGGGGCCACCGAAGTGTGTTCGTTCCTGAACCCGCCCACGGGTCTATCTGCAACTACCATGACGAAGTTCCAGACAGGGGCACCCGGTTTTAATGGAACATCAACGCAAGAGACGGCAGGATCGGCGTATTGTGTGAAGTGGTTCGTCCCCGGTCGCATTGCCGATGCAGACACGATGGATTTTGTTCTCTCAACTGGGACTGGTGTATCCGAAGTTGTAGAGTTGGGGACATACAGTGCGGACGGACAGACTCAGTATTTTGAATGCACAGTGCCAACGAGCAGTGGAACTGGCAGTCTGAACTGCTCGAATGATAACGCTACGCCTGCGGCCATTCCGCCAGGAGACGTTTGGATGTGTGTGACCACAAGCACTGGGAATGTGGCCTTTTACAGTATGCACGCAAGTACGAATCAGGGGCGATACTGCACACACACCGAAACTGTTACGTCGGGAGAACTCCCTGACACTTTGACGAGTCCGTCGTGTACATGGACCAACCTGCTGCCAGCCTATTTGGGCCTGAGTGACGAGTAAGGAGATTGACGATGAGAGCGTTTTATTTGGCTACGGCGATTGTCGTGGCGATGGTGAGTCCCGTTTCCGCACAGCAGACGAGCCGGGATCTGATTATCCGCGATTACCTGATGGACCGGATGACGGAACAGGGGATTTCCTGCGACCAGGTATTGTCTGAGTATCTGGACATAACTGCTCTCCCGCGTCCCGAGCAGGATGCGATTCTATCGCCTTACGTTGAGAACAAAGTGGCAGAGGTGGAGCAGGCTCAGGCAGTCAACGAGCGCCGTCAGCGGGATACGGCGGCGAGGCTGGAGCGGTTGAATCAATTCCGGGGAAACCCGAATCCGTAGAGGTACTGATATGCCGACGATGAGATCACGAGTTACCAATCTTGAAGCCGACGTGGAGGAACTGCATCGCCGTCTCCGCGCCGCCGAATTGAAGTCCTTGGTCCTTGACCAGCAGGTGGAGACTCTTGAGAGGTTGCTGACGGAGTTCCGGCGTGCCCTGTACCCGGCGTTCCGGCGTGGGTTCCCCGAGGGGCAGGAGTTGGAGAGGCTGTTCCTGCTCGTGGAGGGCTTGGACCTCGGTTACGACGAGGACTAGCCCCAGAACGCCCCTCAGAAGCCCGTAAGCGGCTGCTAGCGCGTCCATGCAGTTAAGCGGTAACATGACTCCATGTTGCTCAGAATATTGGCTGTCGCGGCGTTTTTGGCGGGTTCTACGCCCGCTGTAGCTCAACTGACAAGTGAGCAGGGCGGGACCAACTGTTCCGGGCCTGTTACCAAGTCCCAACTCTCGACATTTGCGGCACGGTCGAACCGTGCAGGCGATACCGAGTGCGTGATTACGGATGCCCTGAACTCTCAGGACTGCGATCCGACGGCGAGCACTGGGAGCGCCATTGCCAAATGCGTTATCACCAGTGGGACGAATAACACTTGGCAGGCGATTGGGTCGGAGGTGACTGCCGGCGTGTCGAGCGTGACCGGCGGGACTGATATCACCTGTACGCCGACCAGTGGGGATGTGACCTGTAACGCGGACGGTACTCTCGCCCGCGACACTGAGGTTCCCAGCCTGGAGCAAGACCCGGTTTTCGGGGAGATGGACACGGAGACTGAGTTAGAGACTCAGTTGACCAATGTTGCCGACGTTTTCACCGATAATGACGGGGCATTGACGGACGACGATCTGACCGACGATTCGGTCGGGGAGTTGCAGGACGTGACCCTGAGCGGGACGCCTCAGAACCGCGATGTACTGGTCTACGACGGGGTTTCCGCCTTTGTGGACCGTCTGTTGGTCGAGGCGGACATTTCGGACCTTTCCCATACGACAGACACCGGGCCAGCGGTCGATTGCCCTACAGCGACTCATGTCCAACTCGGGGATGGCTCGTGCGTGGACCCGGCAACGCAGGCGGAACTTGATACCCACGAGGGGCAGAACGCGAATGTCGCGCACGGCGAGGTAGACCCGGCGGCGTGTACCAACGCGGCGTGTACGGTCAGCCTTGCCAATGACACGGTTACAGGGGGCACGCAGAACCGCTGTGCCCGATTCGACGGTTCCGGCAACCTCGTCTCTGCCGGTGGGGATTGCAGTTCCGGCGACACCGACACCACTTGCCTCGATACCGGGGTAAACTGCCTGTTCGCGGGCGCCTCCGCTGAGGGCGGGGCAGCCACATCTGCTGCCGCTCTGGAGAACGATGCCCTCGACTCGATGGCTGAGATCGCTACGACCCTGAAGGTTCGGGCGGATGACACCGACACCAAACTCCTGACGACCAGCATCTCCCCGCCTGCTTCTAACACCTGCCTGGAAATAGACTCAAACGGCTCTGTAGTGCTCGCTAGCGCCGCCTGCGGCACTGGGAGCGGCGGTACCCCAGGGACGGACACTGTGGGCACAGATGAACTGGATGACGGCGCAAACAGCCCTACGGCGGGGTACGCAGTTATCGTCGATAGTGGGACGACAGCGTTCGAGTACGTCGATCCGGCGACTCAGGCAGAGTTGAACACTCACACGGGCCAAGATGCGAATACAGCTCATGGAGAAACCGACCCGGATGCCTGCTCAAATACGAACTGCACCGTAGATATTACGGGGGATACCGTTACCGGCGGAACTGCCAGCAGGTGTGCCCGGTTTGATACTAACGGGGATCTGGTTGCAGCGGGTGGGGACTGTTCTTCTGGAGATACTGATACCACGCTCGCGGGGAGTGCGGCAGGGGGCGATTTGGCGGGGACATACCCGAACCCTACTGTTCAGGACGATTCCCACAACCACGGTGATTCGACGGTAGACAATGCCCTTACAATCGCTGGAGGGACCATTGGGACAAGTGCAATTACTCTCAACAGCGGTACGGCCCCTACGGCAGACGGCCTTATTGAATGGGACAGCACTGCGGAAACTATCAAGGTTGGAGACGACAATACTGCAACCCTTGAGTTCTATCCCGGTGCCCACACCACCGATACGACCTGCCTGACCACGGGAGTCGATTGTCAATTCGCCGGTGCTTCCACTGATGGTGGTGCGGCTACTTCGGCAGCAGGGCTGGAAGCAGACGCGCTCGACGCGATGACAGAGATTGCCACGACTCTCAAGGTTCGGGCAGACGATACAGATACCAAACTCCTTACGACATCTGTCTCCGCTCCGGGGTCCACGACCTGTCTTGAGATGGATTCCAACGGGTCCGTTGTCCTATCAAGCGGAGCGTGCGGTGTGGCCGGGTCCATTGGGACCGATGTGGTTGGAACCGATGAGCTTGATGACGGGGCGAACAGTCCGACCGCTGG